AGATGATATTGATCTGCCCAACTGGCTGGCCGATGAATTGTTTGAAGAAGAATCATAACCATGTTATTATGCTTGACAAATGAAAGAGGATGAGCCGTGCCAATTCCAAAACCAACATCGAATGAAAGCGAGTCGGATTTCATGGACCGCTGCATGTCAGACCAAGTGATGCTGGACGAATACGACCAAGAGCAACGGGCGGCTGTGTGCTTGTCCCAATTTCGCGAGGAAAGAATGGAACATTTACAAATCAAAGCTGCGATCGAGACCGACGAGCAGGGCGAGTTCGAGGGGTATGCTTCAATTTTCAACAATACAGACCTTGGGAATGATATAGTTCTGCCCGGTGCTTTTACCAAATCCTTAGCAAAGACAGGGCCGAAGGGCGTCAAGATGCTTTACCAGCACAAAAGCGACATGCCGATCGGAGTGTATGACGAGATTGTTGAGGACAGAAAAGGCTTAAAGGTCAAAGGACGCCTTGCAATGGCCACGCAGATGGGCCGCGAGGTTTACGAGTTGATGAAGATGGGAGCCATTGACGGGCTTTCAATAGGTTTTAAGGTTGCCTCGAAGGGCTATGATTACGACAGCGACAAGCGCCGCCGTAGGCTCAAAGAGGTTGATCTGATGGAGATTTCTGCCGTGACATTCCCAATGAATCCGAAAGCGCGGATCATGGGTGTTAAGCAGGAAAGAACGCCGAGAGAATGGGAAGAGATCTTGCGGGATGCTTGCGACCTTTCGAGGAACGAGGCGAAAATGGCTGTAGCCATTTACAAGGCTTTAAATCAGGATCAACGGGACGTTGACGATGAGCTTTTAGAGTCAATCAATAACCTAACCAAAATCTTGAAAGGATGACGACCATGTCTGATGACATCAAATCAGCCGTTGAAGGTATGGCGAAGGCTTTTGAAGAATTCAAAGCCGTGAACGACGACCGCCTTAACGAGCTTGAGCAAAAAGGTTCTGCCGATCCATTGGTAGAATCAAAGCTCGCAAATATCGAAGCTGATCTCGACAAGTTCGAGAGCATTAACCAGAAGATCACCAAAGCACAGGCCGAGCAAAAGTCTGTGAACGACCGTCTTGCATCTATCGAGACCATGATGAAGCGCCCAACATCTGGCGTGACATCACAAGAGATTGACCAGAAAATGGCAATCTTTGACAAGTGGCTTCGTAAGGGCAAAGAAAACCTAGAGCCAACAGAAGTGAAGGCTTTGACAGTTTCTGACGATACCGCAGCAGGCTTCCTAGCTCCGCCTGAGTACGTCCGCGAGCTGATCAAGACAATCACAGAAGTGACACCTTTCCGCGCAGCTGCTCGCGTTCGCCAGACCGCACAGAAGGCCGTACAGATCCCGTCACGGACTGCAACTTTCTCTGCTCAGTGGGTGGCAGAAAGCGGCACGCGCTCAGAAACCACAGGCTACACAACAGCGTTGGAAGAAATCCCAACTCATGAAATGTATGCACTTGTGGACATTTCCGAGCAGGAGCTTGAGGATGCAGTATTCAACCTTGAGGCAGAAATGCAACAAGAATTTGCGACACAGTTCGCAAAAGCTGAAGGCGACGCATTCATCAACGGTTCAGGCGTAGGCCGTCCAGAAGGTGTTCTAACAAACTCAAGCGTTGGCACAACCAACTCTGGAGCAGCCGCAGCATTAACAGGTGATGGCTTGATCGAGCTTATTCACGACATCAAGTCCGACTACATCTCAAATGCTCGCTTTATGTTCAACCGCACAACCTTAGCTGCAATTCGCAAGCTAAAGGACACCGCAGGCCAGTATGTTTTCCAAGCCGGAATGATGCTGACAAGCGGCGTGCCTAACACCATCCTTGGTTTTCCATACATCGAAGCACCAGACATGCCAGACGTAGGCGCAGGCAACAAGCCTGTTGTTTTCGGTGACTTCAACCGTGGATACATGGTGGTTGATCGTGTAAACCTTTCTGTTCTGCGTGATCCATTCACTCAGGCAACATCTGGCAACATTCGTTACGTCGCACGCCGTCGTATCGGTGGTCAGGTTGTGCTTGCTGAAGCTCTGCGCACACAGACCGTTGCATCATAAGGAGTTTAAGCAATGTATGATCTAAGCAACAGCATTTCACCAGCCATCAGCCTTGCAGCGGCTGTTCGCAGCGCGGCAGCAAACGGCACAGGCGTTGACCTTCAGGGATTTGAAAGCGCAACCATTTTGGTTGACGTAGGAGCTGAAGGCGACACCTTGTCAGGATCTGTTTATTTCGAGGTTAGCCTTGAGCATTCAGACGATAACAGCACCTACACAGACGTTGCCCAAGCTGACATCATCGACGGCACAATCTCAAGCGGCGGGATTTTCCTAAAGCTGGACGGGACCGCAGGTGGAGATCCAGACACAGCCGGCTTGATTTACCGCGTTGGCTATGTTGGCGGCAAGCGTTACGTTCGTGTTGTACTGGCGAAGACCGGCACGCATACTAACGGCACACCGCTAGGCGCAATGGTTGTTCGTGGACATCCTCGTCACACAGGCGATGTTGCGTTCACCGCTCACGCTTCCTAATGTTTTGCCCGCCCCTTCGGGGGCGGGCTTCCCTCTTTTGGAGCAAAGATCATGTCAGGCTTGACCACAGTTACCGCAGCGGCGACAACGCCGATCACAGCGACAGAGGCCGCAGATTATTTACGGCTTGACGAAGGCGTCGACACATCCTTGCTCGGGATTATGATTGACGGCGCGGTTGATTTTGTCGAGTCTTACACAAACCGCAGCATGATCAATCGCACCTTGAAATTTTCCATCGATTATATTGATGAGCTTGATTATCCTCTTCATGATGGCTTCAGTGTCGGGCCTGATCTATACTACCGCAACACATACCTTGCTTTGCCTCGTCCCCCAGCTGTGAGCGTGACGAGCGTTAAGTCATTCGCAGATGACGACACAGAAACCACCTTCGATTCATCAAAGTATTACTTAGACAATCAGCGCGAACCAGCGCGTGTTGTCTTGAGGCGCGGAGAAGTTTGGCCGACAGCTCTCCGGGTAAGTAACGCGATTGAGGTTACTTATGTAAGCGGCTATGGCGCGAGCGCTTCCGACGTTCCTGCGCCCCTGCGCCTCGCCCTCTTGCAATATGTCGGTTATATTTATGAAAACCGAGGCGATGACGTAACCGGCGGTGCAAGGATAGCACGGCTACCACAGGGCATCCGCACAATGCTTGATCCATTCCGCGTTCGCAGCCTAAGCCGCAACCCATTTGATATGACAACGGAGTATTTCTGATGTCATCGGGGCGCATGGTCAAAAAGCTCTATTTTCAAACCAAGACCGAGACAGGAGACGGAGCGGGCGGCGTTGCTGTTTCATGGGCTGACAACTTCTCTCTGTTCGGCACGATCGAGCCAAGGCGAGGCCGAGAGAGGTTTTTCGCGCAGCGCATTGAGGGCGACGTGACGCATGTTATCACGGTAAGATACAGCGCAGCCCGCACAATTTCTGTTGATGATCGAATTCAGTACAGGCCGACAGACAGCGTAACGCGCAATTTTAACATTAAGAGTATAATTAACAAGGACGAGCGCAACCGGTATTTTGAAATCATGGCTGTCGAGGGTGAGCCAACATGAGGATCAACATCAACATAACCCGCGAAAGCCGCAACGCTCAATATTTCAGAGGGCTTGAGGGCCGCATGAAGCAAGCCGTAAGACGATCAACAAACCTTGTACGCAACGAAGCCATCAACAGCATACAGCGTGACCGATCCATCGGTGAGACCTACGAGAAATATGGGCCGCGCAGAACGCATGTTGCGTCAGCTCCCGGACAGCCGCCAAACACAGACACGGGCAACCTCGTTCGGAACATCCAGCCTGAGTTCGAAGCGGGTGGCATGATAGGCTTTGTTTTTTCTCGAGCGATTTATTCACGGTTTTTGGAGTTCGGCACGATCAAGATGTCTGCGCGGCCTTTTCTACAGCCAGCTCTTGATTCTGTTCGCCAGAAGATCCGGCATATTTTTGCAATGGCAACGAGGACGCGCTGATGGCTTTGCATTCATTCGCACTACAAACCGCGATTTTCACAGCGCTTGACGCCGCCTCGATCACTGACAACCCACCAATTCACGATCATGTCCCGGCAGATGC